ATCTAAAGCTGCTAAAGACTTATTGGTAATTTCATTAGAGTTTAAGTTTACTGAGTTTTGCGTAGCTAGTGCACCTTGTCCTGCTATTGAAGCTGCTACATTGTCTGAAGTTATATCAGCTCCATTAGTTACATTGCCTAAGCCTACATGTGCAGCATCAATATTGGATGGGTCCATCAGCAGCGCAGGTATAGGGGTCTCAGACCCATCCAGTTTCTGTACCAGAGGTTGGAAGTACGCTGTTTTGCACCCTACCTGAGTACGGTACTGAGAAATTCTGAAAGTTAAACTATTTGCATCACTTCTTAGTCTAAACTCAGTGGCAGCAGTAACTAGTTTACCTGTAACTGGGTCCCACCAACCAGAATCACCAGATTTTGTGGTTCCAGCGTAGTCCGTACCGTGTGTTACAGCTACAAGTAAATACCACTTACCTGCACTAGGAGGTATTAAACTAGGAAAACTGTACGGGTTAGTGTTATTGGTAAGTGTGCCTAAATTCATCACCTCATAAGAACCATATCCCATATAAAAATTTTGTTCGTTAGTGTCTCTATATACCCAACAGCTAAAGCGGTATGTCGCTTTATTATCATATAAACTACCGCCAACTGTTGTTGCAAACCCACCAGACCAACCACCTGAGGGGTCCTGATTAACTTCTGTATTAAATTCTATTACAGGTATAAGATTGCCGAAAGGCCCTGCTTGGTACTTAACAACATTACTTTGAACGTTAGCTGTACCGTATACAGTTAAGCCTCCGTAAGGAAGTACTGCGCCTATCCCTACACCAGAAGTGTCAATAAGGTTTACTGCAGATCTTGCTACAGCATTACTCTCCGCAGTATCAGCATAATTAGAAGCTATTAAATTAGCGGCTGAATCAGTTTGATTAGCCGTAGCATTTAAAGCCCCTGAATAACCTAGCCCTGCTATGGTGGTACGGCCTAAATTCACGGGATTATTATTACTATCTAAATAGGAAAGATACCCGTCAATATCTAATGAGACTTGTCCGTTTGACACTCGATGGTCGTTATAATCAGTTACATCTGCACCACTAAAAGGTAAGTGTAGCCAATTAGTCGCATCAAGTATGCCTTGCTCAGTCACCGTTGTATCAATGTTACCCACCTGTTGGTTGGTGTAATTATTAGCACTAGCAATAGCGAGAGTATTTTTTATACGGTTATCGTCATAATCGGTTATATCAGCACCCACAATAGTGGGCGCTATCGTAATGTTAACTGTTTTTGTGGCTGCGCTACTTCGATGCACTAAATTTTCAGCGTAAACGTTAACGGTATAAGTACCTACTGGTATTGTTGTTAAATCTAGGCGCGGCTCAAAAGAAACGGTAGATAACACAGTAGTGCCGCTGCTGTTCACTAATTCTATCGCCCAGTTTCTTATCGCTGTATTTTGAACATCATCCCACGAAAAATAACCTTGTATAGCACCCATTATAACCGTGTGATATTGCAAGTTTGCAGGAGCATCAATTCTAAAAGGTGACGCAAGACTTGTGTCGGTATACTCTTCGGTTACGTCATTTACAGCCCAAGGATAAATTGAGTTTTGATGTTCTACCGCTTGAAAATCAACAGCACCATCTTCCAAGTCAATAGATACTGATTCGATGCGAAAAGGCTTAGCATTCCAGCCTAAAATAGTGCTGTCTAGCGTAATGACATCACCTGCTTCAACCACTAGCGTTTCAGGGGTGCCTGAGAATAACGCACCTATCAATTGACGACTACGGTGCGCGATAACATGACCCATTTGTAGCGCTTCGGCTTTAGTGTTTATGGTCTTAAATTCAAATTCACCCAATAACAACTTGTCGCTATCTTCTGCTTTCCATGTTTGATGTAACGTATCGTCATCAGGAAAAAACGCTTCATCATCTTTGCCTGTTAATACATTCCTGAATTTGATAATAACTTGGTTGTATCGCTCGCTTTGACTGCCGCCTTTACATTGTATAGCGCCTACTAGCTTATCTTTGGTAAACGCGAATACAGGCGTATCGTCTTTTTCAATCGCAATGCGGTACTTGCCATCTGTTTCAGGCAATATTGCACGTATACCGCCTAGCAATATTTCAACATTTTCTTTGATAGTGTTTTCAGGATCTAAGTTAACATTACAAGTAAATACTGGCTCTGTTATTGTTACAGTACTTACGTCCCAATGCCATTGCCAAAGCCCGTCAACCATTTTAAATTTAAGGGCTTTTATTGTGTTTTCGTAGCTCTTATCGTTTTGGTCAATAAAGTCAGCGGCAGCAATAAAACTGGCTGTTTTTATTTTGTTAGTCGTTAACCCTTTACCATACTTCGCATTGATTAAATAATCATAAGCGCATAAAGCAGAATTACTACTATATGCACGTAAATCAGTGCGAGGGTCTAACACTTTTAAACCTTTGATGTCAGCACTTATGCGCGGCTCACCTTGCCACCAGTCTAACTTTTTATTTTGTTTTAGACGCACATACGCATAAGCTACGCCTTTTAACTGAGCTGTGGCTTTCCACTGTGGAAACTCACTGGTTAATGTTGTGCAAGGGCTTTGTGTGTCAGCCCCGTTAAAGCGTTCAATATAAAAACTATCTGGTTTTGTTTTGTTTATTTCGGTTTCAGATATATCGTTAAAAAACAACTCGCCAATTTCTTCAATTTCACCCACACTAAACACGCATACATAATGTAAATATTCATTTTGCGCACCACCTGCTTTATCGGTGGTCATTTTTAATACCTTAATACAAGGGGCTTGTTTAACAAAGCCGTAGATGATGGGCACACCTTTATTTGTGCCTGTTTGTTGAATATTAATACCATCTGGTTTTGGCGGCTCAGGAATTAACCAACCTGTTATTTTTTTCCACGTTTTAGACAACCAACCCATTATTTACTACCCCATTTATATTCTTTGCTTGCTTCTGCGGCAAAATCAAAGCCTGTGTCACCTGGCGCAAAGCGTTGTATGCTTGCAGGTGTTGTTCTCATGCCACCTTTTTGCTTCCAGTTAGCGAACTCGCTTGATATTTTTTGTTTGATAATGGCTTTGTCTTTGGTTGGATCATCGGTAATGTTAGGTGCACCATCAATAATCATGCTACTCATTGGTATTGGCATACCTGCAATAGAGTAATTGTTATTCAATATTGCCAGGCTAATATTAACCTCACGGCCATGCTGTGGTGTACCTAACAAGATAGCGACTAATGAAGGGTCAACAGCATCTAGCGTTAAATCTAAAGTGGATACGCGAATATCAATGTCTTGTTTGATTTTACCCATATTCAGTAATTGACCATTGCCTAAATAGTTATTGCCGTTGTAACTAATATCAAAGGCGGTATTGCATAAACAAACAGGCGTAGGGGTGCCGTTATTGGCCACAAAATTGAGCTTAATTAAAATAGCGCGCAAGTGATCTGTTTTAAGTGCTGCCAGTGTGTCAGCATGAAGCGTTCTCATACTAAAAAGCCTCGATGACTTTAAGTTTAAGTTTGGCTTGGTTATTTTTTTTACTTTTTAAAGAAGACACATCACCTTTATTGCGTACTGTAAATTTAAGACTGTTTACGGTCACCAATTCATTCATCACAACATGTTTAATTAAAGCGGGATAAAGCATAGCGGTGCTGCCATTTACATCTGACACTTGATAAACCTTGCTATGACCAACAAATTGCACAAAATCACCTGGTGCAGCGATAAAGTTACTAAGCACAACATCCGTAGTACCTACCGCATAAGCACTACTAGCTTTAACCGTGCCAGTAACAGCGCCATTCGGCGTGTCAAAAAGAGGCACCTGTAATTCAAACTTTTCATGCTCACCAACTGCATTTAAAAAAGCTGATAAAGCTCGTGCCATGGCCATATTGTGCCAAGCAGTAGATAACTCAAATTCAAAACGTTGCGCACCAGTGCTTGCTGCTATAGTTTTTAATGATTGCGCAGTATTAATATAAGCAGGGCTATTACTGCTTATTGATACATCGCTAAATTCAATAGAGGGGAATATTTTCATTTTTTACCTTTTTTATAATAAGCGTTAAGCTGCTTCACCACGATCTGCTTTTGCTTGTACCATCGCGTTATAAACCGCTTCATAATTTCGCTCGATTAGTTCAGCAATAACACTTTCATCAGCATTACCTTGAATAGTAATAGGTGAGCTAATACTGATGGTGTCGCCACCAGGCTCACTACTACCACCGTCAATTTCATTTAATTGTGTTTGATTGAA